TTTTTTGCTTCTTGAAGTTGATTAAGAAATTCAATTACTTTTGGTTTAATGTCAGAAGCACTTAAATTTTGTTTTTTCGCATTACTAACAACTGTCTGGATACTGATTTTAATAGCATCTACAGCCACATTTATACTATCTTGTTTTTGTTCGGCTGGTGACTTGTTAGTTGCAATATTAGCTGGTTTTTCTTTTAAGTCTTTAAACCCTAAACCTAATTGCTCACCTTGAGTAGATGTGGTTGTTTCTTCTTCAACAAGAAACTTCTTCCAATTCTCTAATATTAAATCATACTTCATACATTTAAGTAGTACTGTTTGCTACAATTTTCTTAAAACAAGTCATTAAAGAAGTAAAATCTACAACACCAAAACCATCCTGCATAGACATACGTTTAAACTCAAGCTGATTTAGCTGTGGTTCAAAGTTTTCAATAAGTTCATCAATCATTTGTTTTGTTTGAAAAGAAATCTGTGGAGAGGAAAGTTGCATTATGCGATAGTTGTCCTTAATCACATCAAAAGATGAGGCGATACTTTCAAATGCTTTTCCTTCTTTGTCTTTAGAATATTCAACAACATCATTTGGTAGATATTGCTTCTCTTCAACAAGCATAGGGATTCGTTTAGCTACTGTAGCCATTCCAACACCACGCACGCCTTTTAGATTATCACTATCATCACCAGTAATTGCTCTAGCTAAGGCAAAATTATTGGGATGAACACCATACTTCTCAACAATCTTAGCAACATTTAGCAACTCTTCTTGGATAGGACGATAAAGAATAGTTTTATCATTAATAAGCTGAATAAAATCTTTGTCTGAAGACACAATCACTTTTTGCCAACGCTTATAGTGTTGGTGATTTACAACATACGAAATAAGATCATCAGCTTCAATATTTGGATAAAGAAGCTGAATGATAGGCATTTGGTTAAAGTACTCAGCAACTCTTGTTTGTTGCCAAATTCTATTAGAAATCTCCTCGTTCTCTGTGAGATTACGAACATCACGATTAAGTCGAAGAGGATTTCGACCTTCTTTGTAGTTTGAGTTCATAAGTTTACGTTTCTTAGAACCACCTTCGCCATCCCAGCAAACATAAATAAGATCTGGGTTTATTGTGTTACATAGCTTTTGCATAATTTTAAGAAAACCTACAACACCACCAACAGGTTGACCGTTTGGTGAAAGCGTTGGATTAGTAATGTAAGCACGAAGATACTGATTATTAGCATCAACAACCATCATTCTTGGCATTTAAGATCCTCCTTTAAAAAATAGTGGTATTCTTCATCTTGCATAATCCAAACATAACACAATTCTGGGTATGCAGTAATAACAATACCCAGAATACTGTAATCTGTCGTTAAAGACATTTGGTTATTTTTACGATGAATAATTAATTGTGATGTGTATGTTTTAGCATACCTATTAATCCATACTAAATCACCTTCTTGAAATTCTGTGTTCATCGCATAGTGTCTCAACATAAGTTCTATCTTTAGAAGTCTTTGCTGGCGAACCGCAATACTCACAGATAGTGAAAGATCTTTTTTCTGCTTCTGCAATCATATCATAAACATATCTAACATCCTGTTCATCAATCTCTTCAATACTAATGTAGTATCTAAGACCTCCAAACTTCTGTTTAACTTGTGCAGCACGAATGTAACTTGATGGAGAATACTTATTATTTATAGTTTCAATTTTACTAGTAATCTCATCAACAAGACCTTTCCAGCCTTCACTAATTTCAAAGTAAGAAAGATTACTTAGAGTTTTTGGGTATTTGTTGTAAAGTTCAGTTTCCCACATTATTCCTCCTTTCGTTTACAATCTTCCCAATAGCATTAATAGTATTTAGAGCTATGTCGGAAAGAGAATAGGGCTTTCCACTATTAACAGTGTTTGAGATTTCATTTACCATAACATCGTAACTAATAGCCATAGCATAATGAAAAGCTTCAAGTTCTTGAGTTCCTTCTTCTGGATTTACCTTTCTTGTTGAAGTAGAGCCATTATTTTTGTAAATGGTCCAAAATCCTTCTTTCTGTTCTTCCCAAGGATTACGATAATTATCGGCATACTTGGTTTCTACATAATTCTTATTACTCATTGTAAATCCTCATAGATTCAACCTGGCCGTCCTCATTAGAGTAAATGACCTTCTTGATGCCAACATACTGCATAACGGCCTCACACATAGCACAAGGCTTAGAATTACGAAGGCACCCATCACGACCAACGCGAACAACGTAGATAGTGGCACCCTCAGTAATAGAGCGGTCAAGACCAAGAATAGCACCAATCTCAGCGTGAACAGTAGCGTGACCCCTCTGCTTCTTACGGAAGCGATTAGCCCAAGCCTTGTACTTATTCTTATTGCAAGAAGTGTTCAGAACAGTTCCACCACGAACAAGTACAGCACCGTGCTTGTACTCACGAAACTCAGTCTGTCCTGCAATACGCATAGCAAGCTCAATGTACCGCTGCTTCTTCCTAGAAAGCTTATTCGGGTGATTCTCCATAGTGTTCTTCTCTCTTGATACATAGATAGTAACAAAGCCCCGCGAGGAAGTCAACCCCACGGAGCCTGTTTGTTTTTAACTTAGATTAGTCTTCGCTTTCTATGTTGTAATAGTTAGAAGCATTACCAGTTTGCTTATCAAATTTAGTAATAAGTTCCTCTTCTACAATACTAAGAACGGCGTTTCTAAAACTTTCATTCTGAAGTTCTGTAGGAAAATCTGCTGATCTAAATCTCTTCTCTGATTTATCAAGCAAAGTAATTGTCCACCAAGCACCACTTGAAGCTCTATCTGATTTAGAGATAATGTCAAGCCAAGCTTCGTGGTCTGAAACTTCTACTCGCTCTCCACCCCATAAGAGTTTAAGCGAACATTCTCTACCTTCTGTACCAAAACGAGATTTCTTTAGTACACATTTAGTCTCTGACCCAATTCTAAATCCTGTTGGAGATACAACATAACTTGCTTTGCTCTTTTTGGGAGTAAGCCAAATTCTTAGTGAATAAGCATAAGATAGTGCTTTACCACCAGGAGTTATAAATGGGTTTACAAGCATTTCTGTATGTGCTGTTGGACCCATTACAATGTTTTGTTTTAGCTGATTAAGGACAAGGAATGTGCTTTTCTTGTTTGCAATTGGTTGGATAAGTTTTGCAAGACCTTTTGACATAATTCTTGGCTTTACTGCCATTGAAGACTGAGGGTTAAAGTCTCCTTCAAGGTCTGCAAGTGATGGAGTAAATGCAAACGAGTCAAGAACAAACAAGAAGTGATCACCTTCTCCAAGAAGTTGTTCAATAGTTTCAAGAACAAACTCAATGTTTACTGCTTGAGTATAAATGATCTCTCCTACATTACAACCAGCTTTACTAAGGAAAGAAGGGTCTAATGCAGATTCTGAATCAAAGTAAACTACTGTCATTCCCATCTTTTGGGCATTAGCAGCAATCTGAGCAGCAAAGTAAGACTTACCAGAGGCTTCAATACCTGCAAGTTCTGTAATACGTCCAACTGGAATTCCTGCTTTCTTACCTCTACAAATAATAGAGTCTAGTACGTCTGAACCTGTTGGAATCCATTCTGTTACTTCTGATGGGTTTTGTTCAAGAAGATCAAAAGAAACTTCAATTCCTGCTTTTTTATTAATTGCATCTCTCATTTGTGCAATAGATAATTTACCATTTGTCGTTGTTTGAGTTTTTTTAGCCATTTGGTTCCTTTGTGATAAATGAAAACGGGTGTACCCATAAGATACACCCGCTTCATTAGTTTGTCAACAGATTAGTCGTCTGTACCAGTGAAGTCTGCAAATGCCTCATCAACTGCGGAAGAGGTTTTCTTAGACTTAGTGCCGCCTTTTACAATCTCGCGGGACTCTGTTTCAGCAGATTCATCGGAAGCAAGGGCAGCATCGAGGATCTTTTGAACCTCTTGTGTACTCTGGCGTGGATAAAGTGCTCCAAAGTCTGGGATAGTATCGAGAAGTTCCTTGCATTTTGCTGCTCCACCATAAGATGGGTCGCAAAGTGGCGAGGACTTACGGCGAGGTGTGATTTTAGTCTCTGGGAACTGGTCTTTTGCACCAGCAGGAGGCTTAGTATAATCAATTACAAGGTCAAGACCGTCCTGTGGGTCAGTAATGTCGCCATACTCTGGGTTAAGAACAAGACCAATCATAGTCTCATATGCACGCTTACCGTATTCCCACACCTGTACACCCTTTGCCTCTTCTCCGCGAACGAGAACAGGAGACATAAAACGTTGCTTGGGGAATAGCTCTTTTGCCATCTTCTGGCTTGCCTTATCCTCGTTTGCTACACCATCACGCCAAAGCTGTGAAGCGAAGTTACAAACAGGACAATCATCAGAGAAGTTCTTTTTGGGACAAAGAACAGTCTTACCACCTACTTTGTAATGGAAGAAAAGCTC